AACATGTCCCAGTAGGGCCTTGAGGACCAGTAGCTCCAGTAGCTCCAGCTGGTCCTGTTGCACCAGGTGCTCCAATAGGTATTGTTAATTCTTTGCAGTTACACATACAAAATTTATTTAAAAGTTTACATATTAATAATATAAGGTTTTTTTTCATCATTTGCAAGTTTTACATCCACTATTTAAGCATAATTTATCAATTATCTTTTTAATGCTTGTAAATGTTGCATTATCCCCACATTCTGCGGCATTCTCTAGTGAATCAAACATAGTTTTAGCTTTTAGATATTCTTTTTCAGAATCATCTTGAGGACAACTATCACAAGTATTTACATTAGCTAACATATTACTTATACAACATCTCGTATTACAAGTAAAATATTTATAGATTCCTGTAGAATATACTTCATCGTTATCATCTACTACAGTATATACAAAGTACCATTGACCATCAGTTATGGTTGTAGGGTTGCCCATATCAGATAATGGAATATTATAAGAAGTTCCTTTTACAATAGAAGGAAATCCTTCAGCTTTTAAGTCTATAGTATATTCTATATTATCTGGTCCTTTAATTAGTAATGTTGCGGATACTATATTACTTGTAGGTATATTAGGATCATCCCAACCACCAAGATTAGCTAGACTATATATTCCAGTATTTTCAGAAAATTGCAATTGTGTACAACCATTGATTACACATATATCAAATTGTAAGTTAAGTGCCATTGATTTTGTTTAATTTGCTTTATAAATAAAGCCCCTGGAAAACTTTAAGGAAGAGAAACCAGGGGCTAATTATACTAATTAAGGCTTTAAAGATTGACACATCAGAATGATGTGGATTGTAGTCTAAGGACTAGACTATGCGATTAATACTGCAGTACTAATTTTAGTTGGAGTTCCAGCTAACCAAGCACCTATATTAGTAAGTAATTCAACACCTTCTGTTGAGTAACTTCCTGTGTCTAATGTTCTATCAAATGGATCAGCAGAACTAACATTAATAGATGGAGTAGCTATAATGATTGCTTTTTGAGCTAATGCTTGAATATCTGCCCCTGAAGTGAAAGTGTTGTCTGCAAAAGTTATAGTTAAAGTATCATAGAAATATTTTACTAAGAATGCTGTACCTGCTACAACTGCTGTTAAAGGAGATGTGATCACAAATTTAGTAGAACTGATTATGTATTTAATCTCATAAGCAACACTATTTAAAGTAATTAATTCACCTGCTCTTAAACCTGCTGTAGAAGTAGCAACTTCAACTACATCATATCCTACTGTATTAGCTCCTAATACACCAGTTGATGCTGCAGATAAAGCTCCTGTTGGAGTAGTTGCTGCTGCAACAACACTTCCAGATAAATAACCTGTATTAACTACATTAAATTTAACTGCTTGTGCTGGCCATAATCTACGGTTAGATAAACCTTCGTATTGGTATTCAAAGTTCTCTTTGTTATAGATTTGATTATAAGTACCTTCTCCATAAGAGTTAGCAGAAATTTGAGTACAAGAAGTAGATCCAAATCCTGTAGAATCATCTATATGACAAGAGAAATATACACGGTTTTCTTTAAAAGTACTAGATTGAAATTGTTCAATATCTTTAGCTGTAATTTCTACACCATAAGCAGTTGCACCAGTTAATCCCATTGCTCCTGAACCATTACCTACTAATAATGCTACAATTAATGATTTAAAACCACTATTATTAATATTATCTCTTAATTGAGTTGCAACACTTAATTGTGATGCCGAAACACTAGAAGTAAAGTTAATTCTTAATACTTCTGGACGTTCAGAATATAAAGATTTATCATTTTTAAAACGAATACTAGCTGTATAATCAGAAGAAGCATTTACTTCAATTGAACCTGTAGCTAATTTACGATCATATCCAATAGCCCATACTTCACGAGATGCTGGAGCATATTTTTCAAAACGTGCAGATTTTACTGCAATACCATTAATTCTCATTGATTTTTTAAATGAACCATCTGAATACGTTTCAGAAAACTGAATATCATTTGTTGCTGTTCCTGCTATATAAGGTTCTGCTGCACCTAAAGCTGTTTGATTAGCTTTAAACATACCTAATTTACCTGGAGTTAATGTGTTTACATCTGTTTGAAATGCACCACCTGTCCCTACGAAAATGTTTGTTACTTTATGAATTGACATTGTTTTTAATTTTTAAAATTTATTTATTATTTAAGATATTTATTAATTAGTTTACTACAAAATTAAAAATTAATGCTGTAGTAATATTCCCACCTGTAGCATTAAGATAGCGTATTTTAAAAGACCCTGCTGTAATACTTTCAATACTAAAATGTACACCATAAGCGGTTAAGTTTGTTGTATCCATATTTGCAATAACAACGGAATCCGCTTTTACAGCCGAGTTATTTACTGTAAATACAACATTAGTTGCTGTAGATAAAGACGTTGTATTTGTAGTAATTACACCTTTTGTAGCATTTAATGTTACTTCATTAGTGCGATTAGTTGTTTGAGTTACTGTACCAGATGTACCATTTACTTCATCAATGATTTCATCAATCTTTGAAGACAGTACTTTGACATTTGGAATTTGTGCTCCTAAGAATTGCTTAGGGGATGTTTTTGATATTGCCATTTTAAATTAAATTTATTATTCGTTAGTGTTATTAATCAAAGGATTAAATGATTGTGTTCTTTTACCCTCTATTCCTTCTAATGCAATGCTTACTGCGGTGTCTACTAATTCATTATGAATATGTTCTGATAATTCACAAGTAATATTTCCAGATAAACTCATTTTAACAGGTTGTCTTAAATATCGTAATTGATAATCTACAATTGTACAATTTGATATTAATTCAACTTTTCCTGCTATCATAAGTCTAAGAACTTTTTCATTATTAGGTTTAGCAAAAGGATCTTTTAAAGATTTAGATGCTTCTAAATGAGTAATTGGTATTACTTCAACTCTTTGTGTTATTGGAGTACCACAATTAGTACAAGTTATTCCAGCTCTCTCCTGTATAGTAAACCAATGGTTAGTTGGTAAATTTACAAATCTAGCATTAGCATCTATATTGTTTACTGAGTAAGCTAAAGGAGTTAGTATTGTATTTTCTGTAATATTCTTTAAATCCTCTGTACGCTTCTGAGTTTCTTCAAAAGATTGTCTTTTAGCATTATTAAAACCATACCTTTGTTTAATTAACCTATCCTGAGCATTATTCAATATCAAATCAATCTCTTCAGGTAAGAAGTTAGGATAGTTTAAGGCATCCATTTTATCTAACCTAAATTTAAATTCAATATGAAATTGAGATATTGTCATTATTCAGCTTTAACTTTCTTTGGTTTTAATTTACTTTCTAAAGCTAATTTAACAGCTTGGTTTTTTAAGTCTGATAAGTAACTTACTACTTCATCAGTTGAACTACCTAATAAGTCTTCACCATTATAAAAATAAGTTCCTTTCTTTTTAAGAATACCTTTCTCAATTAAGGCTTCAATTAAACCTCTTACTGGAGTATCTTTAGCTGTAGCTAAACGAATAAACTCTTTAGGATCAGATTTAACTTGTTTATACAATTCAGTCTTAACCATAGTTTCAGACATTGTATCTACACCTTTCTTACCATAGATTCTCAATAGACCTTTTCTTTCTTCGATAGTTGCATTACTGAAAGCCTCAATAGCTGCAAACTCGAATTCCATTTTAGCATCTTCAATCTTAGAAGCAGCTTCTGGATCATATATGTAGAATCTAGCTGTAGAGTTTCCAACAACGTCATGCTCTGTATTAGCAATCCAATCATGTTGTTGTAACATTCTAAACTTTAATTCATCATAATCATTTACTATATTAAATATAGTCAATTTATCATTTCTTAATCGTACTTCCATATCACCCCAGAACTCACCATTTCTAGCACTTAAAGTTCCTTTAGGTAAGTTTAACTTTTCTTCATAATGTTTTTGATCTTCTAAAGACAATCCAGTTTTATACAAACCATTTTGACTTAGTTGAGCACCTTGAATTACAGTTAAAGTCTTGTTGTAATAAGATTGACCTGAAAATTTGTTTCGTATGATAGGTCTAATAACATACTGTTTTAATTGTTCTTCCATTGTTTTAATAATTTGCCTTTATTAGTTTAAAAATAAAGAGTGTTTGGGTAAGGTACACTCTTCAAAACCTTTTATTTTTACTAGCTAATGCTAGAAGCATCTAAAATTAATTGAGCCGCATCTGAAGGATCTCTTAACATGATACCACATTCAGTCATTGCTTCAAATGTGTAACCATCTACTGAACTTGCAGATGAACCATTCTTCTTAGGTCCATAAGGTCCATACATACCTTCGATGTAAGTTGTTACCATCTCACGATCTTTAGAGTATACTTTTTGAATATTTGGTTCTCCTTTGTTATAAGACTTAAAGTTTAAGAAAGTTGCTTTGTAAGACTCAGCTGGTTTACCAGTTTGAGGGTGTAACAAACGATTTCTTACAACATCATTATAAGGCTTGTATTCTTTTAAAGTAATCTTATCACCATTTAAACCTGTGTAAGTCATGAACTGGCCATGTAACTCTAAGTTTTGTCCTTCACCTGCAATGAATTTACTATCAACTAAGTTGAAAGCAGATGCACTACGTTTCATAGCTTGATCAAATAAGTTCATGAACTCACGACCACATAATGCTACATACTCACGAGGACCATCTTCAGTACCATTGTATGCTAAATCTCCCATGAAATCACGGATAGTTTTCTCATTCAAAGTAGTGTATAAACGTTTGTTACCTGGAGCAATTTGAGATTCTAATCCAGCACCAGAATAAATAGTATTTCCTGAAGCACCTTTTAAATCTGTAGTACCGTTAGATTTAACGTTAGATTCACCAAACATTAAACTAATTTCAATCTCATCCATGAACTGTTTCCAGAATTCCCACTCAGCATATTTTACCCAAGTGTTAGTTTTTTCATTAGTTTCAGGATTTAACATTGAGATAACCATAACACGGCTGTGAGCAGCACCAGTTACAGAATATTTTTTACGCAATGTAGACATAAAGTTTTCTAACATCATTGGTGTAGCATAGTGAGTTTCACCAGATGTACGAGAATGATCATGCTCTACTAAGTTGTATTCTTTAGATACCTCTTTACCAACTACTAATAACGCTCCTGGGATTGCTTTAGTAATATCAGCAGTAACTAATTGACACACTAAGATGTAATCAGCTCCGTCATAAATTGGTTCAGAAATTACACGAGCTTTATAATCTGGACTGTCAAATAATAAAACGTCACCTTCTGAGAACCATTTTTCACCTACACCAATTTTAAAAGTTGTAGCATTGATACCTACTGAAGCAGCAGCATCAAATACTGAACGTGTAATTGAAATAGCTTTACGAGAATCTCCAATGATATTCCAACGATATTGGATACCATCAATCTCTTTAGATTTACCCATACCACCTGTTAAGAATGATAGAGCATTTTTATAACCGTTTTGTTTGTTATAAATACGAGTGATAACTTGACTAGCAATAGCTGGCTCAGTTAAAAAGAAACTAGACAAATGTGAATCTTGAGTAAGACCCA